ATGTGGGTCAATAAGTATATTGACGATTGCACTGATGAGGATTTAAACGATCGTGACTTTATTGCATCAGTTGTTGACCGGGCTATTTTTCATTTCGCGATTAATAGTATATGTAATCCTGGGGATAATAAAGATGCGACTCCCATTGAACAATGTACTTTTGATGTAGAAACTAAGAATGGCCTTCCCTCCACGGTTCAGCTATTTTATGAGGAATCTAAGGATAATGAACCTTTAGCGAATATACATTTTCAAGCAATAGGTTCTGGTTTTTTAACGTTTGTTAATGCCTGCCAGGAACATGATGACAACAGCTTAAAATTATTTGCTTCGCTGTTAATTTCACTTTCATATTCTAGTGCCTACGCAGATTTATCAGAAACAGTGTATATTAATGAAAATAATGAGAGCTACCTGAAAGCTCAGTTTGAAAAATTATCTCAACGTGATATGAAGAAGTACCTGGGAGAGATGAAGCGTCTGGCTGATGGGGGAGAAATGAATTTTGATGGCTATCTGGATAAGATGTCACATCTGGTGAATGAAGGAACGCTCGATCCTGATATTTTAAGCAAAATGCGAGATGCTGCACCACAATTAATTAGCTTCGCGAAGTCGTTTGACCCAACCTCAAAGGAAGAGATTAAAATACTTACAGACACTTCTAAATTAATTTATGATTTGTTCGGGGTTAAATCGGAGAAATAATATGTGAAGTTCTTCGATAGTATGGAAGGCATTATATAAAAGGACCCAATATTTATTGGGTTCTTTTTTCTCTATCAATGCTATTAGCAGGGAGATATATCACCAGAGTTTAATGTGTGATTTTTTATTTATCGTCGAACCTGGATTGTTTATCATTGGCCTTAACAAAGTTAACGGCTAATAAGATTATTTCCATCACTTCGTGAGAGCTTCATGCCTTGAGAGGATCTCAATTTTCTTTTGCAATGAGACAGGCGCTTCCTGTTGTTATGGTATAGTACCCCGCTATTGAGCCTCCTGAACAGTGAAGCTGAATAACATAACCCCATGATATATTGATAAAATAATCTCTACATTTGAAAATGCACGGTAATTCTGAAATGCAAAAAATCAACCAAACCAGCGCAATGCCTGAAAAAACTGACGTTCACTGGAGTGGTCGGTTTAGCGTTGCACCAATGCTCGATAGGATGTACCGTTGTTGAAAAACAAGCAGTTATACACTCTGTGGGAGCCTATTGGGAACCCGGCGTTTTCATTTCAAGGTGTAATCCATACGCGGCTTAAGAATGAGATATAATGCGACTTTTAGTGTTCCGCTTGAGAGGCCATGATGCTTACCCTGGACGAGATAGGTCAATCAGTACGTAACAATATCCAGTTGATTATTGATCATGTCGGCTTACCTCTTGCTGTTGGTCCGCTCAGTGATGATGATTACAAGATTCTGTGTGGTGGCTATGGTGAGCTTGAATGGGACTATGCGTTAAGTACCTATGGCAACTCCAGAGAAAAGTATGAGTTCTGCATAAAACTTGTTCAGCAAGGTCGGGTTCAGGGAATACCATCAGGAGCAGCAATTTGTGTTTATGGGGTTGAAGAAAACATCTTTCGTATCCATATGATCGAAAGGTTTTCTAGAGAAGATGAATCTCACCCATTGAAAGGGCGCATGGTTTTACTCACTCTTATGAGTGCTTTTATATTTTGTAAAGCTGTTGAATGTAAAGTTGTCCACATTGTAGAGCCAGTACCAGAACTGGTGCAGTATTACGAGTCTTTTGGTTTCCGCATGGAACAGTGCGGTTATGTGATGTCGGCAGTCATTGATGAGCTGCAGGATATCTTTCTTAAATTTGCTCAGTAGGTATAGACGAGAAGGGTCTACAAATTGTAGGATACCCGTCCAGATTACCTTAAAGGTACATCTATGGCAGTCGTTTTGTGCTTAAACTACTAAGAAACGATGTCACCAATCGACATGATCGATTGGCATAAGTTAGCGAAACAAGCTAGCTTTAAAGAAAGGGTTAGAGACGCCTTTACTGTCTCGGGAGTTTTCTATGAAAGATCAAAAAGCAACCAAGCCACAGGTTAAGTTCGACACAATGAAAGCATTCGCAGGTATGGGTGCTGCTGTTGAAGTTCTGATGAAGGCTGCTCCTAATGCGTTCACTCACGCTACTGTCTCTGGTAAAGAGCAGCAGGGTAAGCTTCGTCGTCGCAAAGCAGCATGATCATAGCTGGTGCTTTTTGAAAACCCGCCTTCAGGCGGGTTTTTTCTTTAGTGATGTTCTTTGTCCTTCTGTTTGACTGTTCTGACCTGTTCCCACTCGATACGTCCTTCTTCTCGCCTTTTGTCTATGTATTCCGCAAGATCTTGAATATTGATGCAACGTTTTGCTTTTTGTGATGTGCCGATGCGATATGTTGGAACGGGCAACTTACAAGCGTTTGCTTTTGCTTCTGCCGTGGCTGGACTCATACCAAAGTACTTTTGGCTAACTGCTGAGAGTTCAATGTTTGGGGTATTGAATTCAGCCATCAGTAAAAACAAGGTGTTCATAATTTTCTCCATCAAAACCGGCTGCACCCGGGAAAATCATAATTCTGTGCTGGTGGCAGGAATTAATTTCTGCCAGATAGCGGAAACATATTTTGCCTGATGACGGGCATCAGCCAGGGCGTTGTGCCGTTCGCCATCGAAAGGCATGTCCATTTTGGGGTCGAATCCGATGGAACGCCCAAGCGTAACGATCGTGCGTACATCGTGGTCATTCCAGTACGCCCACGGGCAGATTTGTCCTGCTCGCTCGTAAGCTCCACGTAAAATTACGTTGTCGAAGGTGGCCCCGTTACCCCAGACTTTTAAATATTTTATATTGTCTGCATGCTGATTAATGAAATGACTCAATTCAGAGAGTGCATCGCTGATCGATAAAGTATCATCAATACAGATTGCAGCTCGTGCTTCAGGGCTCTGTTTCAACCACCACAGGATGGTATCGCCGTCAGGTGTAGCTCCTTGCTTCATAGCACTGTCCAGGCTGACAACCGCATAGAATTCTTGTCCGATGTCACCGGTTTCTGGGGTAAAGAACACCGCGCCAATGGAAACGATCGGTGCATCCTTATTTTTCCCCATCGTCTCAAGGTCGATCATTAAGTTGTTCATCACTTCACCTCTTGTGATGGTTTTGCTGCAAAATACTCGATACCTTTATCCCAGATAGATTTTATGGTCGTCCACGTGACTGGTACTTTAATTTCAATTCGTCCGCTCCCGTCACAGGTATCGCAATCATCATCGCCAAAGCATTCCGGGCAGCTTATAAACGTAGTTTCTGAAAATTCACCGGATAGCACACCCTTAGCGCCGTTCTCAGCGGTTAGTTTCTTCGGCACTATAACCCAACCATCCGGAGTTACCGGAGAGTTGCCATTTATATCGAAGTTTGGCTCTGCGTCCTGAACCAGGAGGATGTAACCATTCTTGGCAGTATCAAGTTCTAACGCCTCGGTGACGGTGCCGAAATAGCGATTACCTAAATCAGCATCACAAGTGCTTACATCAATGGAAACTTCCATGCCTTCGATTAATTCTGGCAAGTTGTAAGTTTGGCTTACAGGTTGGCTACCCTGAAGCATGGCAGCGTGGCAGGCTTCATCAACCATAGCTTCTACGTTTTCGAGAAGTACGTAACTGTACTGCTGCCCACTAACCCATTCTTTTCTGCGAGGTAATGCGCGTGGGTCCGCTACAATGGTTCGCAAACGTTCCAGAACAGCAGGCACTACCGGCTCTACTGCCAACTGACTGGCATATTTGTTAATGGTAACGATAAGCTCTTGCTCGGCCTCATCCAGACAATCACCGATACCTCGCCTGTCACCGTCAAAATCATCGAAATCGGCACGAATCCTGGCAACCTCCCGGATTGCGGACAACACTTCACCAGGAATAAGCGGAGAGTTGCCCGATAGTGCATTTTGCTCCAGTGATGCCAGTGCAATCCGTGCCAGCTCACGAATCTCACCGCCGTCTATATCGTCAATGTCATCACGGCCAGAAATGTTAGCCAGCCATTGCAGTCGCTCTTTGGTAATAGTGGTCATGTGTTACTCCTTAACCCGCTGTGCTTTCAACTGACGAGGGGAACAAAATCTTTTCTTCAAATCCGGCATTCATATCATGGACAGCAACACACCAATCCATTGACGAACGATTATCAAGAGCCTCCATGATTTCATCCATGCGGCATAGGTCATACAGGTAAATGTTTTTATCGCCAATGGTGTAAAAACCAATTTTTTTCGGTGACGGGCAGCGATCAAGAACGTTCTGTAATTCGCTCAACCATGCCTGTTCCTTTTTTGTCAAAGTTGCCATATCACTCTCCTTTGATGCGAATGCCAGTAGCGCGGATTGCATCGATGACTTCAGAAACTTTGTATGCCATTACCGTTTGGTAATCATCGTGAAAATCTGTTCGATGAAGCATGCTGCTACGTTCCGGGAGCAGTATTTCCCGCTCCTCCAGTTCTGCTATGCGCTTTTTTGCTGCTTCCAGTTCATCCAGTAATTCCAGCACGGTAGCCGGATTAGCCTTGGCAACAAAATCCCGGACTGGCTTACAATCAATCTCCGCAATGGGTTGATACGATGTGTAGCCATGCTGTCTTGTATAACTACCGTGACGAATAACGAAAAAATCACCATTTATTTTTTTAGCCTGCCACTTATCTTCACCGGCTTTCTCTGCCGCCTCACGCAGTGCCTGATAGTCAATCTTGCTCACTGGTCGCCTCCTTTGCGAAGCTGGGCGGCGAACTCGTTAAGTGATATGTAGCAATCTCCAAATGTTAACGAACCGCTCGACTGCATATGCTCCATAGCCATCTCCACGCCATGCGCCCGGACTTCAGTCAGGAAAGCATCGGTGGCAGGCATATTTCCTGTTGCCTTCATGGCCTCCAAAATAACCAGAACGCCATCTCTCCCAACCACCTCAGCGATAACCTCGGTGTTGTCGCCAACAACATCGCAGAATGCCTGAACTGCCTTACGAGCCAGCTCATTCTCCGCCGCAAGCGCCGAAAACTTCTCGTGTGTCAACTTTACAGCTGCATCAGCCTGCTTAATTGACTCAATCGCTCTCTGCTGGTCTTCGGACAGAGCCGAAATCTTGGCCTCCGCTTCAGCAAATTTACGCACCAGATATTCAGCATCCGTTTCATTCACTTTCAGATCTCGCGGTACACATTTCCCGCGAAGAAATCCTTCCATTTCGAAAACATTCATGCGCATTTGCGTAACTCCGATAATTCGTTAAAGCGTTCCATAAACATCCCGTAGGCATGGCCTGGAGCCAGTGGAATCACGTTGAACATCTCTGTTGCCGGGATACCTTCCAGTACAGGCCAGAAAGAGCCATCATCAAGCCCGAGATCGCGGCGTTCGGTTGCCAGCATGATGAGATCGGCATATTTCACAGGCGTGCTCATAACCTGGGGTAACCCGTATTTCTCACGGATTACGGCATCTATTTTTTCTTCCATCCGTTTATAGTCAGGAAGAAGGCGTTTCAGTGGAGCGGGGATGTCCTGGCAATATGCTTCTGTTGCATCATGCATTAACGCTTCAAAAGCAAATTCCTGCGGTACCAGCTGGCTGCAAAGCACCGCATGCTGGGCGACGCTGTAGAAGTGTGAAAGATGTCCTGCAAAGCGACAGATATTTGAAAGGGAAACTGCGATATCGTTAATCACGATGTCGTCTTTATTTATCTTGTCATAATAAAAATGCTTCCCGGAAAAAGTTTTAATAAATGACATTTCGTTCTCCACTTTATATGCGCTGCACCGCGCTGAATTCTGCTAAAAGGAAGCTCTCACCATCCGGTGATTATTGAGTTAATTACGTTTCCATAAATGCCCCCGCAGGGGCATTTGCAGTAATGAAATCAGGCGGTGAAAGTACCAATAAAGGTTTCTACTTTGCTGTCTTTGAATTTCTCAACAAGCAGATCACGAAATTCGTTAGCCATTTCTTCCTGCATCGCTTCCAGCTGAATAATGCGCAGAACCAGTACAGGACGATCGCCAGTGATAATGCTGAGGCGTAATTTAAACGGACGTTCTTTCAGACCTTCAAACGGAACGCATTTAAATTCAAATGCCACTGGCATAATGTCTTTGGTCTTCGCTTCGACAGACTCCATCAGGGAGCGTTTGCCGCTGAAGTCATTATCTTCAAAATCAGCGGTCTGGTTTGCTTCAATCGTGATTTTACGGACAGCCGCAGCCGCTTTTGTTGCCTGAATAGCGTCACCATTAGCATCAAAGCCTACAAGGTAGTCGGCCCAGTCTTCAATCCATTCTGCCAGTGACTTCTGGGAGTTACGCTCGCCGTTAACAGACAACAGAGCAGAGAACGGTGCTGTCTTTTTCAGTTTGAGAGTGGCGGTGTTATCTGCGTGACCTGGTTCATCAATAGTACCCAGGTTAAGCACACTGACGGCACGCATATTATCAGCATCGATAAAGCAGCGGGTGCCTTCATCTGCAAGATCTTTAGAATAACGGGTAAAATCATCGATGCTGGCAGTGGAAAGCGCGCCACGGAAACGGAAGCGATTTAAATTAAATTTTTCCAGATCATGAATGCGGAAATTCTCAGGCAATGCCACAGCATCGGCACCAATCTTACTGATAATTTCATTAACACCCTGAGCAGAAATAAGGGCATGGATTTGATTAATTGCGGTTGCGTCTAAGTTCTGAGACATAATAAGTCCTCACTATATAAAGATATTCAGTGATGAGATAAATAATCAGTTTATTACGAACGATATTAACGACCTGCTGCGCGGAGTTTTCCGTCAGGTTCACCGGCAAGAGTCAGTAATTGTCCCTGGTCTTCCTGCAGAATAGTCAGGCGACCACCGCGATTGACATACATCGGCGTTTCGGTGGTGTCTTCTTCGGAAATTTTCCCGCGGTTAGTTGGGCGAACATATGAGAGTTTGTGTTTGATTTTCACACTGTTCTCATCAAACGGTTCGATTTCCAGATTGAGTGAGACCTTCCCTTTGGTTTTCGTGTTCATCACACCGGAAGCGACCTCACTGAGAACTGCGCCGATTTTGGTTTCAAATACGCCGCCGTCCAGCTCCCCGATAAATGCCTGCACATCAGTACTGCGTTCGCTAGCCATTTTGCTGCTCCTCATCATATCGACCCTGCAAGGTCGGTTGGTTTCTCCACAAAACAGAGAAGAACACCTGCGGTGGCAGCCGCCCGGATGGATTGGGTTATGAGCCCGTCGTCCGGTGATGTTCTTCTCTGTTTTGTAAAAAGAGCGGTACCAGCCGGAAGCAAGTGTACAAACTGGTACCGCCAAAGCAGTGGCTGTTGTGGTGACCGGTGCTGATCTCCGGCTTGCGGTTATTTCAGACTCTCACGGGCGTTTAATTGCCCCGCCGAACAGCTCTTTTCCGCAATAGCTGCAATGTCTTTCGCGCATCAGCCTGCGCCTTCACCACAACGCTGAGAGCACTTAGCCAGTTACGGCACCACACTTTGTCGCGGCTCCATAAATGCCCTCATCGTTGCACCCTGGTCTCTTCCCAGGCGTCAAACCGGATCGCCACGCTGGTTAGGCGTCTTATCAGCATCATCATTGGCTTGCACATTCCGGCTACCTGGTTTGTTTGCCCGAGCAAGGAGTGGATTGTCCCCTTTAACGTCCCCAGACCGCTAACGACGCATGTGCCATACGCCGTGTTACAACCAAATTTTGTTTAATCTTGCCTGTGACATGTTTCTTTTAGATACATTATGTATCTCAAGGGTACATTGTCAAGTATAAAAAAACCTGCCGAAGCAGGTTATAAATATTGATTAGGCCTTTATTTTGTATCTTCTTGGTTTTCCTGAGAAAATTACTGTACCAATTATAGAGCAATTACCGTTGATCTTAATGTAAGGTTCAGGCCAGTTTGGGTTTAATGCTTTGAGGTAACGCTGTGTTCCATCTTCTATCAACCGCTTAAAGGTGGTTTCGCCTGTATCGTGCATCAATGCAATAACGTCGTCACCGTGGCAGGCAGGGACTTCAGGATCTACAAAAATCATGTCTCCCGGGCGGTACTCATCAATCATTGAATCACCAATCACCCGCAAGATATAAGTCATTTCGCCACAGGGTACAGGGCAGGGATAAGTTTCTGCTGTGCTCAAATCAACCTCAGAATAGCCAACTTCTTTCCATGCTCCGGCCTGTACCCATGATATGACAGGGACTAACGTTATTTGTTTGTTAGTAATTGAAACATCAGGTTTTTTTGTGATGTTTGTTGTCTGGTGTTCTTGATCAAGCCATCCGACAGGCAGGTCGAAACATTTTTCGATGTGCCGTGCCATGCTGTCACCGATATTTTTAGTAGCACCATCTCCCATAAACCTGCTGGTCTGGGTTGGCTCGCGATCAATCATGGTGGCAAAGGAAGAATTCCCGCCAACACCATCTCTCAGTTTTCTGGCGTTAGACCGCCGGATGTCATGGACTGTTTTCATAACGAAATTAAAACCTTTGTACCGATAGGGTACAAGTATCTTGAGGGTTCATCTTAATCATGTAATATGTATATCGGAGGTACATATTGTATGAAAGCGTATTGGGACTCTTTAACCAAAGAACAGCAGGGCGAGTTGGCCGGAAAAGTTGGCTCAACACCAGGCTACTTACGGCTGGTTTTCAATGGTTATAAAAAAGCCAGTTTTGTGCTGGCTAAAAAACTTGAGCAATGCACGTCAGGTGCAATTACGAAATCTGACTTAAGACCGGATATCTATCCGAAAGATTAACAGAACACCTTCAATTTTTAACCACAGAACGATGAGGCTAACCGTGGGTAAGCATCACTGGAAAGTAGAAAAACAGCCTGAGTGGTACGTGAAAGCTGTCAGAAAAACTATCGCGGCGTTGCCGGGGGGTTACGCTGAAGCTGCTGAGTGGCTGGATGTAACAGAGAACGCTTTATTCAACCGCCTTCGTGCAGATGGCGATCAGATTTTCCCGCTGGGATGGGCAATGATTTTACAGCGCGCGGCTGGCACTCACTACATTGCGGATGCTGTCGCACAGTCTGCTGGTGGGGTGTTTGTATCGCTTCCTGAAATTGAGGAAGTAGAGAACGCCGATATAAACCAGCGCCTGCTGGAAGTCATCGAACAGATCGGGAGTTACTCAAAGCAGATTCGTTCGGCAATCGAAGATGGGGTAGTGGAGCCACACGAGCAGACAGCAATTAATGATGAGTTGTATCTGTCAATTTCGAAGCTCCAGGAGCATGCAGCACTGGTCTACAAAATCTTTTGCGCTCCAGAAAAGAGTGACGCCCGCGAGTGTGCAGCTCCGGGCGTCGTGGCGTTTTGTGTCTGTGGAGAAACTAACGCATGAACAGTTTAACGGCAAATAACCGTTTGTCGCAACAGCTGGTGGTCAGCGACGCTGACCACCTGTTGTTACGGCATGAATGCAGATTACCAAATCACCTGGCTGTAAGTAACCACAGAGAACTTTACCTGACTGTGGGGGGCGAGTTGTGCAGGAACTTAACCGCTGGTTTCGTGACGGAAGAGGACTTTATGTTCATGTTATTCGTTGGGAGCCAGAAACACAGCGCGTTATCTATCTTCGCAAAGACTACCCGCATGAGTGCTTTAGTCCTTTGTGGAAATTCAGGCGTGATTTTGTTGAGTGTGAAGGACCACCAGCACATTGATTCTGCCATTCCGGGACGTTACACTGTTCAGGCACCTTATAAAGCGGGTGCCGGGATTGGCGTCCTGGAAATGTTATCGGCGATATATGACGCGCCAGCGTCTTTTTTATCGTCTGCGTCTGTGCACACCCAAATTATGGTGGGCTGGACGGGGGCACCGAAAGGTGCGCCGGTTTCCGATAACGCCGGTTACGCCAACCCCGTTCAGTTCACCACCAGCGAAATTGGCGTTTCCGGTGGTGAAGGTAATTCACTGTTATCGGAGGCTGCCATCATGGCTACTGTCCCAGCCCTCACTCGTCTGAATGATGAAGACTTACATAAACTCAGTTATGTAACAACTGCACTACGTGCTCTGCGCAAGGTAACTCTTTCGGATCCGCAGGCGCATCAGGTTTTGGTAGAAACCCTTCTTAACTTGCAGGCTGAACGTATTCGTCTGGCGGATAAGGCTAATTTTCATATTCACCGTCTCCTGAATATCAGCGGAGGGCATCGTCATGCTTAATCCGTTGATCCTCAACATTTACCGTTTATTTCAGCGTAAAAAAACATCAATTCCTACAGTTGGGCAGTGGTACACCACGCCTGCAGGGCATGTTCTACGTGTTAGCCTGGTTGACCGTGAATGTCAGAAGGTGATTTGTGAACCGCTGGGCCGTAATTACCGCGTCAGTATGCCGCTTATAGCCTTTCGCTCCGGAAAAAACATGAAGCATCTCGGAGGTGCAGCATGAGTATGGAGCTGATGGTTAAAGCGATGAAAATTCGAGTGGGTAATCCATTGCGAAAACTGGTTCTGATCAAGCTGGCTGATAATGCCAGCGATCAGGGTGAGTGCTGGCCCAGCTACCAGCATATTGCTGACCAGTGCGAGATTAGCAAACGTTCTGTGATGAATCATATTGCGGCCCTTTGTGAGTCCGGGCTGGTAAAAAAAGTCACCCGGAAAGGTGAAAAAGGTAACTCAAGTAATATCTATCTCCTTCATCTGGATGGTGCAGGAGATTCACCAGGGGGTAGTGCAAATAATTCACTATCTGGTGCAGCAAATTCACCAGGTAGTGCAGGAGTTGCACCAGGGGGTAGTGCAGGAGATTCACCCAGAACCAGTCACTCTTTTGAACCAGTCAAAGAACCAGTCAATGAACCAATAGCTGTTGGTGCATCTGCTGATGAGTCTGTGCGAGTTCGTTCAAACCGACCGGAATACTCTCCGGAGTTTGAGCAGGCATGGCTGGCATATCCCAAACGTGCTGGTGGCAATTCAAAATCTGCAGCCTTCAAAGCCTGGAAAGCCCGTTTGAATGAGGGGGTAAACCCCGAAACCATGCTGGAAGGTGTGAAACGCTATGCGGGCTGGGTATCTGCGATGGGTAACAGCGGCACACAATTTGTGAAACAGGCTGTCACGTTCTTTGGTCCGGATCGTCATTTCGAAGAATCCTGGGAAGTTCCTGCGGTATCTGCAGCCAGACGTGAGGACCCGTACTTCAAAGCCAGTTACGACAACGTGGACTACAGCCAGATCCCGGCAGGATTCAGGGGGTGATCATGAGTCTTTTGAATGAAGTTCAGAAATTCATTGAAGCCCATCCGGGGTGTACTTCCGGAGACATTGCGGATGCTTTTGCAGGTTACTCACGGCAGCGCGTTCTGCAGTCAGCAAGCAAGTTACGTCAGAGTGGGCGTGTGGCTCACCGTTGTGAAGGAGATACACGCAGACATTTCCCACGCCTGACTGAGAGAGCGCAGGAGCCGGAACCACAACCAGTTCGTGAAACCAAACCTGTGCGCAATTTCTATGTCGGCACTAACGATCCCCGGGTGATTTTGTGCCTGACCCGCCAGGCTGAAGAGCTGGAGTCCAGGGGGTTATACCGTCGTGCTGCAACGGTGTGGATGGCGGCATTCCGAGAAAGCCACTCCCAGCCAGAACGAAACAATTTTCTGGCACGTCGTGAGCGGTGCTTACGGAAAAGCAGCAAGCGCGCTGCATCGGGTGAAGAGTGGTATCTGTCAGGGAATTACGTGGGGGCTTAATGAGTAATAAATATTGCCGGGCGCTGGTGGAACTGCGGAACAAACCAGCCCATGAACTGAAGGAAGTGGGCGATCAGTGGCGCACGCCGGATAACATTTTCTGGGGAATTAACACCCTGTTTGGCCCGTTTGTTCTGGATCTGTTTACTGACGGTGATAACGCCAAATGTGCAGCGTATTACACGGCGGAAGATAACGCGCTGGCGCATGACTGGTCAGAACGTCTTGCGGAGCTTAAAGGTGCTGCCTTTGGTAATCCCCCATACAGCCGCGCCAGTCAGCATGAGGGGCAATACATCACCGGCATGCGTTACATCATGAAACATGCCAGTGCCATGCGTGATAAGGGCGGGCGCTATGTTTTCCTGATCAAAGCTGCCACCAGCGAAGTGTGGTGGCCGGAAGATGCGGACCATATTGCTTTTATTCGCGGGCGTATTGGTTTTGAACTGCCTGCCTGGTTTATCCCGAAGGATGAGAAGCAGGTGCCGACAGGCGCTTTCTTCGCTGGTGCTATTGCTGTTTTCGACAAGACCTGGAAGGGACCGGCAATCAGCTACATCGGGCGCGATGAACTTGAGGCATGTGGTGAGGCGTTTCTGGCGCAGGTTCGCCAGCAGGCAGAAAAACTTGTCAGGGAGATGGCGGCATGACGACGTTAACTCAATGCCAGCAGCAGGTGCTGGATATGCTGATTTCTTACCAGCAAGAGCGTGGCTTTCCGCCAACCAATCAGGAGGTGGCAACCATGCTGGGATACCGTTCAGTGAATGCAGCGGTGGAGCATCTTCGCGCACTGGAGAAAAAAGGCGTCATCACGATAAAGCGTGGCGTGGCCCGGGGGATAACGCTTCATACCACAGTGAAGGACGACGACAGCGAGGCAGCCGGGATTATCCGCGCACTGCTTGCCGGTGAGGAAAACGCCAGACTGCGTGCAGCCCACTGGTTACATGAGAGGGGCCTGAAAGTATGAAGCTGATCCTGCCTTTCCCGCCCAGCGTGAACACGTACTGGCGACACCCCAACAAAGGGGCGTTTGCTGGTAAGAGCCTGATAAGCGCGGCGGGGCGAAAATTCCAGAGCGCGGCGTGCGCAGCAATAGTTGAGCAGTTACGTCGTCTGCCGAAACCAACGTCGGCACCTGCTTCAGTGGAGATCGTGTTGTTTCCTCCGGATAACCGGATCCGCGATCTGGACAACTATAACAAGGCGCTGTTTGACGCCCTGACCCACGCGGGTGTGTGGGAAGACGACAGTCAGGTGAAAAGAATGCTGGTGGAGTGGGGACCGGTTATCCCGGAAGGGAAGGTCGAGATCACTATCAGTAAGTACGAGAAAACGGCGGGTGCAGCCGCCTGATTAAGAGGAGAAACGAAGTATGAATAATCTGATGGTCATTGATGGTATTGAAGTTCGTCGTGATGCTTATGGGCGTTACAGCCTGAACGATCTGCATCGCGCAGCAGTAGCATCTGGTGCAAATGCCAGAACCAAGGAGCCGGGAAAGTTTCTTTCCAGCCAACAAACTGTTGAGCTTGTTCATGAATTGACCAACACCCAGAATTTGGGTGTTGACCCGGTGAGTGTGATTCATGGGGGAAATGAACGGGGAACTTATGTCTGCAAGGAACTGGTGTATGCCTATGCAATGTGGATCAGCCCGTCATTCCATCTGAAGGTGATCCGTACTTTCGATATGGTAACCAGCGCACCGGAAAAATTATCCGGGCAGGCTGCTGACAAGATGCAGGCTGGAGTGATTCTGCTGGACTTTATGCGCAGGGAGTTAAACCTGTCTAACTCTTCAGTGCTTGGGGCCTGTCAGAAACTCCAGGAGGCTGTTGGCTTACCGAATCTGGCACCGCGCTATGCCATTGATGCTCCTGCTGACGCGCCTGATGGCTCAAGCCGCCCCACGCTGTCACTGAGTGCATTGCTGAAGCAGTATGGTATCCGCCTGACAGCTAATCAGGCATATCACCAGATGGTGAAGCTGGGGATCGTCGAGCAGCGCGAACGATACAGCCGTACCGCGATTAACAACATCAAAAAATTCTGGTCACTGACAGCGAAAGGCTGCATGTTCGGCAAGAACATCACCAGTCCCGCAAATCCGCGCGAGACGCAGCCGCATTTCTTCGAATCCCGATTCCCTGAGCTGTTAAAGCTGCTCGATACCGTACATTGAGGTGACCGTGAGAGCACTACTGACCCCTGAAATTGCCCCGCGTATGGGGATCGTATTGTTCAGACCAGGTTCAGAGCTGATGCCCCTGTTTATGCAGGGGCGTGTCCTGCTGGAGCCTGAGCCGGAACGTTATTCATCTTTCGCCAGTGGTGCCGTTCCGGCGGCATCACAACCGCTGGCGGATGATCCTACCGTTCGGGCCGTGTTCCGCAATGAGGCAGTGATCCGTCGTGCTGGTGGCGTGGAATGTCTTGAAAGCTGGTTACTTCGTGAAAAAGGCTGCCAGTGGCCTCATTCCGACTGGCACAGCGAGAACATGACCACAATGCGACACGCTCCGGGTGCAATCCGTCTGTGCTGGCACTGCGATAACCAGCTGCGCGATCAGTTCACGGAACGGCTGGAATCAATGGCAACGGATAACTGTGCCCGCTGGGTGTTGTCTGTTGTGCGTCGGGATCTCGGTTTTGATGACAGTCACGTTGTGACAATGCCGGAACTGTGCTGGTGGCTGATTCGTAATGACCTGGCGGATGCCTTACCGGAAAGTGCAGCCCGTAAGGCACTGAGATTACCGAAGCCTGTTGTGCCGTCTGTCACCCGGGAAAGTGACCTTGTGCCTTCGGTTCCTGCCACCAGCATCATCCAGGATAAGGCGAAAAAGGTGCTGGCGCTGAAAGTGGATCCGGAGTCGCCGGAGTCTTTTATGTTACGCCCAAAACGTCGCCGCTGGGTTAATGAAAAGTACACGCGCTGGGTTAAGACACAGCCGTGTGCATGTTGTGGAAAGCCCGCTGATGATCCCCACTACCTGATAGGTTACGGTCAGGGTGGAATGGGAACAAAAGCGCATGACCTTTTTGTGTTGCCTTTGTGCAGAAAGCATCACGACGAGCTGCATGCGGATACCGTGGTATTTGAAGAAAAGTATGGCTCTCAGTTGGAGCTGATATTTCGTTTTATCGATCGTGCGCTGGCAATTGGCGTGCTGGCCTGATTTTGTGGAGAAAGTTGATGCGTGATATTCAAATGGTTCTGGATCGTTGGGGAGCATGGGCGGCGAGTGATAGTTCTGGAGTAGACTATTCGCCTATAGCTGCTGGGTTTAAGGGGCTTCTTCCCTACACAAGCAAAACACGTCAGGCTTGTTCAGATAGTGATGCATTAATTATTGAAGGTTGTCTTGCTCGTCTAAAGCAAAAAAAGCCAGATGAGCACTCGCTGCTTGTGGCACATTATTTATACAGAATATCCAAGCGTAAGATTGCAAAGGTGCGTGGAAAGGATGAAAAATTGGTACGCATAGAAATACAACTAGCCGAAGGATTTATTGATGGTTGCCTTTCAATGTTGGATGTTAACCTTGAAATGGACGCTTAGGGTTGCACAGGTTGGCCCCATATGAGGCCAACCTGTCACAAGTGGGGGAAGATTTTTCGTAACACTAACCAACACCTTCCGAAGGTATATAGCGAAATTATAAGGGAGGATAAGCCTAACAGTATGAACAGGAAATCAATAGGTTTGCCCGCAACAATAACATCATCAGGTAGAAACATCGCTATCAATGGAAATATACACGCGACGATGAGAGTTAACCCTGTTGAAAGTAATCTATTTACCAGAGTTGGTAACACGTTGTTTTGCTTAAGGGCATTAATTGCTCCTTCCTTATCGCTGTTTGCACTACTAAATATAGATATTGCAGCCAGAACAAAACCAAACAGGATGCCTGATATAGTCGAGAGCACCCCCGCTGTTGTGAGTACGTCAGCATGCTTCATCGGTTTAAACAGTTTTGTCGCTGCATAGGTCAACAGAATCCAGAGGACGCATTTCCAGAGAAAAGTGGCTAATTCTCTCATTGTGTCCTCCATGCTTGGTTATTAGTCTCTGCTAGCGAGCTCATACTGTGCAAGATAGTTCGCGTTATCAATTTTAGCAGATATCATCGCCGTTCTGATATCAGAATCGGATGGATAACCGCTTTTGACAATGATTGTCTTTGTACTGACCAATACTTGGTCAAGTAGACTTTTGGGCGTTCTATTGGATGGCTCTGTTACATCAATTTTTTTAATTTTTAGACCTCCAGAACCTTTTGGAAAAAGTTCAAGTAGTTCCTTAATAGCATCGGTGACAGAAGTTTTTAGATAGTTAAACCCTTGTTTTTTCGGGCGAATCCGACCTCGCATATTTAATCTTAGATGCGACCCGCCCATACCAACAACCATGTCAATAATTTCATTAGCTAAAGGGTTTTTAATCTTATAATTAGCTTTGTTAAAGTTTCTTGGAGCAGCAACTATAAGATCGAAACTACGTAGGATATTTCCGTCCTCAAGCAGTTCCTTCATGCTCTCTTGTTTCCAAATGGCTTCAAAAGTGACGCTTTTTAAATCAGTTTTGTTATACAAAATGAATGCCAGATCATTTACTTTGGGCCCTATATGGTTGAGGGTCATAGCTAATAAGTCCGTTTCGTAGTAATAGATAAAATATGTTCTTTCAACTACAGAATCTTTATCATTTAAAGGAATTGTTCTCTCACTACCTGTAGCATCCTCGATGAACGGTAGTAGGCATTCCCTTCTCCACGATACGTAACCAAAGTAACATTGCAGTGTGGTATCTTTTTGAAGAATAACTAACTTTAACCCTCGATTTGGGGTGTCTGTTGTGTAAGTTATTGGAAAAGTTACAGTATCTGCTGTGGTCATTTGCTCAAAGGCTAGTTTTGCAGCAGATGTGCCATCTTTTTTGCTTCCATTACCAGTGAAAAAACCAACTCTCACTCGCCTGGTTTTATTCTTATTTTCTGTACTCATTATCGATCCGAAATAATTTTAGCAACCGTGTGAAAAATACAACAAAAAAAAGAGGAAATCATTAGCGCGGTCCGCAAAAAACATTGTAATCTGTTAAGAGTGGTTACTTCGCCACACAGCTTAAACCCGCCGTCGAGCGGGTTTTGTCGTTTCTGTGGCTGGGGATTCGTTGGTCCTGGCCTATTCCGCAGTTCTCCATCGGTTCGGCTTCTTTGATGTTTCCGCTTCTGATTTGCGGTACATGATGTTCCCTCAATTTGCACCTGCTGTATCAGCAAGGTGAGAGATAACTATAAATGCCTCATAACCAAAATACCTGGCTGGAGTTGCTCCAGAGCTGGTGGCGTGGAGACACCCCGCTGGGCGCAGTGATTATGTCGATCGTTATGGCTGGTTTGCGCATCGCCTATTTTGGCGGTGGTGGTGGCTGGAAGCGAAAAACGCTCGAGATTTTGCTATGTGGCGCTCTGACGCTGACCTTTGCATCCGCTCTTGAGTATGTCGGATGGCCTAAATCGCTTTCTGTTGCCATTGGGGGTGGCGTGGGGCTGATCGGTGTCGATGCTATTCGTGGGGCTGCAATGCGAGTAATCGGTAACAAATTTGGTAGCTCGAAGGAGTAATTTATGCAGGCACTAAATTCCCAGCGTAAAGCTTTCCTGGATATGGTGGCATGGTCAGAAGGAACGGATAACGGGCGACAGCCGACACGTAACCACGGTTATGATGTTATTGTTGGTGGCGAACTGTTCACTGATTACTCCGATCACCCTCGCAAACTTGTCACGCTAAACCCCAAACTCAAATCAACAGCTGCCGGACGTTACCAGCTTCTTTCACGCTGGTGGGATGCTTACCGTAAACAGCTTGGCCTGAAAGATTTTTCTCCAGAAAGCCAGGACGCTGTAGCTCTGCAGCAGATTAAAGAGCGTGGTGCTTTACCGATGATTGACCGCGGCAGTATTCGTCAGGCAATCGACCGTTGCAGCAATATCTGGGCGTCGTTACCTGGTGCAGGTTACGGTCAGTATGAACATAAAATCGGTGACCTGATTGCCCGATTTAAAAAAGCTGGTGGGGTAGTAAATGAAGCTGAGATATAAGCTGGTTATTGTTGCCTTCGTTGTTAGCGTCATTGGTTCCTTCATCTGGTCTGCTGGGCATTACTACAGCAAATATCAGCGCGAAAAGGAGCGTGCTGATGAGGCTGTACGAAATGCTGAATCAGCAACTGCCATTACCCGTAACGTTCTTCAATCACTGCAAATCATCAATACAGTTATAGAGGCTAACCAGCATGCAAAACAGCAGATCGCACTGGAGTCACAGAGAACCCGGGAAGATATCAAAGTGGCTGTTGCGGATGATGATTGTGCTTCACGTCATGTGCCTGCTGCCGCTGCTGACCGGTTGCGGAAGTACGCGAACAGTTTACGTACCGATTCCGGCGGTACCGTTGCCAGCAAGCCTGACTACTGAAACTCCCCAGCCAGTCATTCCCGAGCCGCTGACCTATGGGGCCAGTCTGGATCTGAATGTGAGCCTGCTTTCGGCGTTGGGACAATGCAATATTGACAAAGCGGGGATTCGAAGTATCGATATGCGCCGTAACGCTTTGCTGGCAGCAGGCAAATAGTCCGGACAAAGAACAGGAATATATTTATGCCCCCTCGAACTCCAAAATCCTGCCGCGTTCGCGGCTGCCGTAATACCACGACAGACCCGTCAGGCTACTGCGAAAGCCACAAAAGCGAAGGCTGGAAGCAATACAAGTCAGGACAATCCCGTCATCAGCGCGGTTATGGTTCTAAGTGGGACGCTATCCGCGCGCGTGTGCTGCAACGTGACAAAGGCCTGTGCCAGTTGTGCCTGCGTGCCGGTGTGGTGCGCGAGGCGAAAACCGTTGACCACATCATCCCTAAAGCGCGTGGCGGCACTGATGCCGACTGTAATCTGCAGAGTCTGTGCTGGCCGTGTCATAAGGCGAAGACGGCCCGTGAACGGCTTAAGTGATAATAATTCTCAACTGTCTGAGGGGAGGGGCGGGTCAAATCTCTGTGGCCTGACGTCTTCCGGACTGCCCGCCCCATCGTTTTTTTATACCCGCGAAAAATGAAATTTAACCAGGAGTGCCGCATATGGCTGGAACGGCGGGGCGTTCCGGGCGTCGCCCCAAGCCAACGGCGCGCAAGGCGCTGGCCGGAAACCCCGGCAAGCGAGCCCTGAACAAAGATGAACCTGTTTTTACGCCCATCAAAGGTGTTGAGCCACCGGAGTGGTTCGCTGAAGAAGATCTACCTCTCGCCACGATCATGTGGCAACTGACAACCAAAGAACTCTGCGGTCAGGGCCTGCTGTGCGTGACTGACCTCGCGGTGCTTGAGCGGTGGTGCGTGGCCTATGAGTTCTGGCGACGTGCCGTGAAAAATATTGCCATACAGGGCAACACCATCACCGGTGCAATGGGCGGCAGGGTTAAAAATCCGGAGCTGACCGCCAAAAAAGAACAGGAGTCCGAGATGAGCAGCACGGGGGCAATGCTCGGACTCGACCCCAGCAGCCGCCAGCGTCTGATTGGCCTGGCGGGGCAGAAGAAAGCCACTAACCCGTTTCTGAAAATCATCGAGTCATGAGCCGGAAATCTTACCCCAACGTAAATGCTGCCAATCAGTATGCCCGTGATGTCGTGCGCGGAAAGATTGTGGCCTGCCAGTTTGTGATTCAGGCCTGCCAGCGCCATCTTGATGACCTGATGGCGGAAAAAAGTAAGTCGTTTCGTTACCGCTTCGACAAGGACCTGGCTGAACGGGCCGCCAAATTTATTCAGCTGTTGCCGCACACCAAGGGTGAGTGGGCATTCAAGAGGATGCCTATCACGCTGGAGCCGTGGCAGCTCTTTGTGATCTGCTGCGCGTTTGGCTGGGTCAATAAAGGCTCCCGGCTGCGCCGCTTCCGTGAGGTGTATACCGAAATCCCCCGTAAGAACGGCAAATCGGCAATCTCTGCCGGTGTCGCCCTGTATTGTTTTGCCTGTGATAACGAGTTCGGCGCGGAAGTGTATTCCGGTGCCACGACGGAGAAACAGGCATGGGAAGTCTTTCGTCCGGCAAGACTGATGTGTAAACGCACACCCATGCTGACGGAAGCGTTCGGGATTGAGGTTAACGCTTCAAACATGAACCGTCCGGAGGATGGCGCGCGGTTTGAACCGCTGATCGGTAACCCCGGTGATGGTTCATCACCCCACTGTGCGGTGGTGGATGAATATCACGAGCACGCCACCGATGCGCTTTACACCACGATGCTTACCGGGATGGGGGCGCGACGTCAGCCACTGATGTGGGCCATCACCACCGCCGGGTACAACATTGAGGGGCCGTGCTACGACAAGCGGCGGGAAGTCATCGAGATGCTCAACGGCTCGGTGCCTAACGATGAACTGTTCGGGATCATCTATACCGTTGACGAAGGTGACGACTGGACCGACCCGCAGGTGCTGGAAAAAGCCAATCCAAATATTGGCGTGTCGGTTTATCGCGAATTTTTGTTAAGTCAGCAGCAGCGTGCGAAAAATAACGCCCGTCTGGCAAACGTCTTTAAAACAAAACACCTCAATATCTGGGTGTCGGCGCGTTCGGCTTATTTCAATCTGGTGAGCTGGCAGAGCTGCGAGGATAAATCACTGACCCTTGAGCAGTTCGAGGGGCAACCGTGCATTCTGGCCTTTGACCTGGCGCGTAAGCTGGATATGAACAGCATGGCGCGACTTTATACCCGCGAGATTGACGGTAAAACGCATTACTACAGTGTGGCCCCGCGCTTCTGGGTACCGTATGACACGGTGTACAGCGTCGAGAAAAATGAAGATCGCCGGACAGCCGAACGCTTTCAGAAATGGGTGGAAATGGGCGTCCTGACCGTTACCGATGGTGCAGAGGTGGATTATCGCTACATCCTCGAAGAGGCCAAAGCGGCGAACAAAATCAGCCCGGTCAGTGAGTCACCCATCGACCCTTTCGGGGCGACCGGGCTGTCACATGACCTTGCTGATGAAGACCTGAATCCCGTTACTATCGTCCAGAACTTCGCCAATATGTCCGACCCGATGAAAGAGCTGGAAGCAGCGATTGAATCGGGGCGCTTTCATCATGACGGCAATCCCATCATGACCTGGTGTATCGGCAATGTGGTCGGCAAAAACATGCCTGGTAACGATGATTTAGTGAAGCCCGTCAAGGAGCAGGCGGAAAACAAAATCGATGGTGCGGTTGCACTGATTATGACGATCGGTCGGGCAATGCTCAAAGAACCTGACGATTTCCTCTCATCTCTTGATCCGGACGATGATCTCTTAATTCTATGAAATCACTAATTGCTGATGTTATCGGGCTGGCTGGTTTTGGCCTGCTTACGTGCGGGGTTTACCTGCAGTTTGGTATGGCTCCGGCTCTGATTTTGTCCGGTGCTTTACTGCTGGTGGGCGCACTGGCTATGGCCAGAAGGGGGACGCGTGCTGCTTGATGCTCTGTTCAGAAGTAAATCACTGGAGAATCCTTCCACCCCGATAACCGGGGATGCCGTTGATACTGATGGGCTGTTCCGGGCAGACGTTTATGTCAGTCCTGAGACTGCGATGAAACTGGCTGCGGTGTATTCCTGTATCTATGTCCTGTCTTCCAGCCTTGCCCAGATGCCGTTGCATGTTATGCGCAGGCACAAGGGGAAGGTTGAACCCGCACGCGATCATCCGGCGTTTTATCTGGTTCATGATGAGCCCAATACCTGGCAAACCAGCTACAAATGGCGCGAACTGAAGCAACGTCACATCCTTGGCTGGGGGAATGGGTATACCTGGGTGAAACGTAATCGTCGCGGTGAAGTCATATCCCTGGATTGCTGTATGCCGTGGGAAACGACGCTGATGAATACTGGTGGCCGATATACCTACGGTTTGTACAACGAATATGGGGCGTTTGCGATCAGTCCGGACGATATGATCCACATCCGTGCGCTGGGTAATAATCAGAAGATGGGGCTGAGTCCGATTATGCAACATGCCGAAACAATAGGCATGGGGATGAGCGGTCAGAAGTACACAGAAAGCTTCTTCAGCGGTAATGCCCGTCCGGCGGGGATAGTATCCGTTAAAAGCGGACTCAATAAGGAAAGCTGGGGCTGGCTTAAAGATCAGTGGCAGAAGGCATCGCAGGCGTTACGCCGCCAGGAAAACAAAACCATGCTGCTGCCAGCCGATCTGGATTACAAGGCACTGACTGTGTCGCCAGTTGACGCTCAGATCATTGACATGATGAAGCTGAACCGTTCAATGATCGCCGGTATTTTCAATATTCCTGCGCACATGATTAATGACCTCGAAAAAGCCACCTTCTCCAATATTTCTGCGCAGGCGATTCAGTTTGTCCGCTACACGATGATGCCGTGGGTGACGAACTGGGAGCAGGAGCTTAACCGTCGCTTGTTTACCCGCGCTGAGTTAGCCGCCGGGTATTACGTCAGGTTCAATCTGACGGGGCTTTTACGCGGAACTCCGCAGGAGCGCGCGCAATTCTATCACTTCGCTATTACCGATGGATGGATGAGCCGTAATGAGGCCCGCGCATTCGAGGATATGAATCCGGTTGAAGGGCTGGACGAGATGCTGGTAAGCGTGAATGCTGCTAACCCGGCAGGAGATTTTAAGCCCCCAAAAAACGATGAGGGAAAAACCAATGAATGACCGTGAAATCCGTTGTTACAGCGGTGAGGTGCGTGCTGAGAGGCATGACGATAACCCGGCGCACATTATCGGTTATGGATCGGTGTTTGACTGTCGTTCTGAGCTGATATTCGGTTCATTCCGCGAAATCATCCGGCCCGGCGCTTTTGACGATGTGCTTGGTGATGATGTCCGCGCACTGTTTAACCACGATCCTAATTTTATTCTTGGGCGTAGTGCAGCAGGCACGCTGAATCTTTCAGTTGATGAGCGCGGATTACGCTATGACATCCAGGCTCCGGAGACACAGACCATTCGTGATCTGGTGCTGGCCCCGATGCAACGTGGAGATATTAACCAGTCATCTTTTGCTTTCCGTGTCGCCCGTGACGGCGAGGAGTGGTATCAGGATGAGGACGGGGTTGTTATTCGCGAGATAACCCGCTTTTCCCGTCTGCTGGATGTCAGTCCTGTGACATATCCTGCCTATCAGGAGGCTGACTCGGCTGTTCGCTCCATGAAAGCATGGCAGGAGGCGCGCAACAGCGGCGCGCTACAGAAAGCCATTAATCAACGTATGGCGCGTGAACGCGTCCTGACCCTTCTTAACGCGTAAAGGAAACATCATGAAACTGCATGAACTGAAACAGAAACGTAATACTATCGCAACTGACATGCGCGCCCTGAATGAAAAAATTGGTGATAACGCATGGACGGAAGAGCAGCGCACTGAGTGGAACAAAGCAAAATCCGAACTGGAAGCTCTTGATGAACGAATTGCACGCGAAGAAGAACTGCGTCGTCAGGATCAGGCGTACATTGAAAGCAATGAGGAAGAGCAGCGTCAGAATCTTGATCCGGAAAACAATTCGCAACAGGATGAGAAACGAGCTCAGGTTTTTGATAAGTGGATGCGTCACGGTGCCAGTGAGCTGACATCAGAAGAGCGAAAGGCGTTGTGTGAACTTCGTGCCCAGGGTGTAGCTCAGGATGAAAAGGGCGGATATACCGTACCAGAAACATTCCTGGCGAAAGTTGTTGAGAAGATGAAATCCTACGGTGGCATCGCCAGTGTGGCGAAGATTCTGACCACTTCTGACGGTCGCACCATGGAGTGGGCAACAGCTGATGGTACTTCCGAAGTTGGTGTTCTGCTGGGCGAAAATGAAGAAGCCGGTGAAGAAGACACCGATTTCGGTATGGGAAGTCTTGGGGCGCTCAAAATGACATCGAAAATCATTCGTGTGTCTAATGAGTTGCTGCAGGACAGCGCGATCGATATGGAAGCTTATCTTGCCCGTCGCATTGCTGAACGTATTGGTCGTGGTGAAGCCCGTTATCTGATTCAGGGGACGGGGGCTGGTACGCCTAAACAACCCAAAGGGCTGGTCGCATCTGTGACCGGCACAACACAGACTGCCGCGGCAAATACGGTGAAGTGGCAGGAAATTCTGGCTCTGAAACACAGCATTGATCCTGCATATCGTCGCGGACCGAAATTCCGCCTGGCGTTTAACGATAATACGCTGAAACTGATCAGTGAGATGGAAGACGGTCAGGGACGCCCTTTATGGTTGCCGGATATTGTTGGTGTGGCACCTGCTTCAGTGTTGAATGTACCGTATGTCATTGATCAGGAAATTGATGATATCGGGGCGGGTAAAAAATTCATGTTCTGTGGTGACTTTGATCGCTTCATTATCCGTCGTGTGCGATACATGATTCTTAAACGTCTGGTTGAGCGTTACGCGGAATATGATCAGACCGGTTTTCTGGCCTTCCATCGTTTTGACTGTATCCTGGAAGACACCTCTGCCATTAAAGCGCTGGTGGGGAAAGGTAGCGTTGGTGGTTGATTAGTCTTTTTACGTAATACAGCACGCCGCGTAATGCGGTTTTTTTGTGCCCGCGTTCTGGCGGGCACAGGAGGTTTTATGCTGTTAAAAATGGAAGAGATTAAGCTTCAGCTCCGTCTGGATGATGATTTCTCTGATGAAGATGAGTTGCTTGAACTGCTTGGTAAGGCCGCTCAGAGTCGTACGGAAAACTTCCTTAACCGTAAGTTGTATGCAACCGCAGATGACAGGCCTGCGGATGATCCTGATGGGCTTGTGATATCTGATGATGTGAAGCTGGCGCTTCTGCTACTTGTCAGCCATTTCTACGAAAACCGCTCAACGGTTACAGACGTTGAGAAAATGGAGTTGCCAATGAGTTTTAACTGGTTGGTTGCTCCTTATCGCCTTATACCACTATGAAAATTCGTCAGGCGCAGACCAGCGCAACCTACATACTGCCGGACCCCGGCGAACTGAATAAACGCGTCCTGATCCGCCAGCGGGTGGATATGCCCGCGGATAACTTTGGCGTGGAGCCTCAATACCCGGTTGCGTTCCGGGCATGGGCGAAGGTTATCCAGACCAGTGCCACCACCTGGCAGGAAACCGCGCAGACCGGAGATGCCATCACCCATTACATCACCATTCGCTACCGCCGCGGGATCACTGCTGATTATGAGGTGGTCTGTGATGACAGTGTGTACCGGGTGAAACGTCAGCGCGATCTGAACGGGGCGCGGCGCTTTCTGCTGCTGGAGTGTACGGAACTGGGCGAATTTACGCAGAGTCACGGAGGCAGCAATGGCGACTCCCTTTTTTCACGTTGATGTTCAGCAGCCCGCGGAGATGCGCTTTAACCGCGCCCGTGTCCGGCGGGCGTTTGTCACGATTGGGCAGCGTCATATGCGTGATGCCCGTCGGCTGGTGATGCGCCGTGCGCGGTCGGCACCGGGTGAAAACCCCGGTTATCAGACCGGACGCCTGGCTCGTTCGATTGGTTATATGGTGCCGAGAGCCAGTAAAAAGCGAGCCGGTTTTATGACACGCATTGCCCCTAACCAGCGCAACGGGAAGGGGAACCGGATGATCTCTGGTGACTTCTATCCGGCGTTTCTGTTTTTTGGTGTCCGGGGAGGAGCAAAACGTCGTCGTAGTCATCATCGTGGTGCATCCGGTGGCAGCGGCTGGCGACTGGCTCCACGTAATAACTTCATGGTGGAAACTCTTGAAAAGAACCGCAGCTGGACACGCTATTTTCTGGCGCGGGAATTGCGTAAATCACTGAAGCCGGAGCGACGACACAGATGAAACTGACGCCTGTTATTGCTGCGCTGCGTGCCCGCTGCCCGTATTTTGAAAACCGGGTGGCAGGCGCGGCACAGTTCAAAAATCTGCCGGAGGTCGGAAAGCTGAGACTCCCGGCGGCGTATGTGGTACCGGGTGATGACTCTCCGGGAGAAAACAAAAGCCAGACCGACTACTGGCAGGAGCTGAAAGAGGGCTTCTCCGTGGTTGTCATACTGAGTAACGGGCGTGATGAGCGCGGTCAGTTTGCCTCGTATGATGTGGTGGACGATGTCCGGCAGATGCTCTTTAAGGCCCTGCTGGGCTGGAACCCGGAAGCGTGCGGTAACCCGATTACCTATGACGGCGGCACGCTGCTGGATCTGAATCGTCATGAGCTGATTTATCAGTTCGATTTTTCGGTCATCAGCGAGCTGACTGAAGACGATACCCGCCAGCAGGATGATCTGAACAGTCTGGATGAACTGCAAACGCTGGCGATTGATGTTGATTATCTCGAGCCCGGTAACGGGCCTGACGGCGATATCGAACATCACACCGAAATAACCCTTCCTTCCTGAGGAGCCTCATGTTTGTCAAACCTGTTAAAGGGCGGTCAGTTCCTGACCCTGCCCGCGGCGACCTTTTGCCCGCCGAAGGGCGAAATGTTGACGAGAACAACTACTGGCTGCGCCGTGAAGCAGCGGGTGATATCCGGCGCGTGAATAAAAAGGTGAATACCGATGACGATAAGCTTTAACACCATTCCGTCGAATACGCTGGTTCCGTTGTTTTATGCGGAAATGGATAACCAGGCGGCGAATACTGCACAGGACAGCGGAGCATCGCTGCTGATTGGTCATGCCAATAACGGTGCAGAGATTGTTGCCAACAGTCTGGTACTGATGCCGTCGGCAGACTATGCACGCCAGATTTGTGGTGCGGGAAGTCAGCTGGCGCGTATGGTCGAGGCTTATCGCCAGACTGACCCGTTTGGCGAGCTGTATGTGATTGCCGTTCCTGAATCCACAGGCGCGGCGGCAACGGTTACGCTGACGGTGACCGGGGAAGCAACCGAAAGCGGCACGGTGAATGTCTATGTGGGACGTACCCGCGTGCAGGCTTCGGTGACCAACGGCGATAACGTCACGACGATTGCCAGCAGTATCAAAGATGCCATCAATGCCGTTCCGACTCTGCCGTTTACAGCTTCATCTTCGGCTGGTGTTGTCACGCTGACCGCGCGTCATAAGGGGCTTTGCGGGAATGAAATTCCTGTCAGCCTCAATTACTACGGCTTCGGTGGGGGCGAAGTGCTGCCAGCGGGCGTACAGATTGCCGTGGCGACGGGGACCGCCGGAACGGGCGCTCCGGTTCTCACCGGCGCGGTGGCTGCAATGGCGGATGAGCCGTTTGATTATATCGGTCTGCCGTTCAACGACACGGCCTCCGTTAACACGCTGGTGACCGAGATGAACGATACCAGCGGTCGCTGGAGCTATGCGCGTCAGCTGTATGGTCATGTGTATACGGCAAAGACCGGCACACTGTCAGAACTGGTGAACGCAGGTGACCAGTTTAACCAGCAGCACATCACCCTGGCGGGGTACGAAAAAGAGACCCAGACGCCTGCCGACGAGCTGGCGGCAAGCCGTACCGCCCGCGCAGCGGTGTTTATCCGCAACGATCCGGCACGTCCCACGCAGACCGGTGAGCTGGCGGGTATGCTGCCTGCGCCGAAGGGGAAACGGTTCACGATGACCGAGCAGCAGACCCTGCTGTCTCATGGCGTGGCAACGGCGTATGTCGAAAGCGGGGTGCTGCGCATTCAGCGTGATGTCACCACGTACAGGAAAAATGCTTACGGGGTTGCGGATAACAGCTACCTCGACAGCGAGACGCTGCATACCAGTGCGTATGTACTGCGCAAACTGAAATCCGTCATTACCAGTAAGTACGGGCGTCACAAGCTTGCCAGCGACGGTACCCGCTTTGGTCCCGGTCAGGCGATTGTCACCCCGGCGGTAATCAAAGGGGAACTGCTGGCAACCTACCGTCAGCTTGAGCGTGCGGGGATCGTGGAAAACTACGAACTGTTTAAGCAGTACCTGGTTGTGGAGCGTGATGCCAGCGATCCGAACCGCCTGAACACGCTGTTCCCGCCTGACTATGTTAACCAGTTGCGTGTTTTTGCCGTGGTTAACCAGTTCCGTCTTCAGTATTCAGAGGAGTCTGCATAATGGCCCGTATCGGGGGAACCTGTTATTTCAAAATTGACGGTCAGCAGCTATCGCTGACCGGCGGCATTGAGGTGCCCATGAACAGGACGGTCAATGATGACATCATCGGCCTGGACGGTTCAGTGGACCGCAAGGAAACTCACCGTGCGCCTTATGTCAAAGGGACTTTCAAGGTGCCGAAGAATTTTCCGGTGAACAAAATCACCTCGTCTGATGAGATGACTATCACTGCCGAGCTGGCGAACGGTCAGGTCTATGTACTGTCGTCTGCCTGGCTGCACGGCGAAGCGAACCATAATGCCGAAGAAGGCACGGTTGATCTTGAGTTCCACGGTGAAGAAGGGGATTACCAGTAATGAAAGAGCTTGAGTTAAAGAAACCGATTACTGCTCATGGCGAGACACTCTCCGTACTGGAGTTTGATGAGCCCACCGGGAAGGATGTCCGCGAGCTGGGGTATCCCTACCAGATGAATCAGGATGAGTCAGTCAGACTTCTGGCGCATGTGGTGTCGAAATACATTGTGCGGCTGGCGAAAGTGCCGCAAAGCTCTGTCGACCAGATGTCTCCGGCAGACCTGAATGCAGCGGCGTGGCTTGTGGCTGGTTTTTTCCTCCAGGCCTGACGGCTGAATACCTCACTGATCGCTTCTTTGACTGCGCCAGCTACTGGCGCATTAATCCTTTCGAATTGCTGAATATGCCGATCAGTGAAATTCCCTTACTGGTCAGTCAGGCAAACAGGATAGAGCAGGAGAAACGCACACATGGCTGAATTTGAGCTTAAGGCGTTGATCACCGGTGTCGACAGGCTTTCTCCCGCGCTGTCGAAAATGCAAAAGAAAATCCGGGGATTTAAACGCCAGGCGGAAGAAGCGTCACAGGGTGGGCTGGCGCTTGGTGGCGGACTGGCAGCGGGTCTGACGCTTTCCCTGAAATCTTATGCCGATCAGGAAAACGCCGCCACCGGGCTGAAAGTCGCCATGATGGATGCGAACGGCGAGGTTGGAAAGAGCTTTCAGGACATCAATAAACTGGCTATTGGCCTGGGTAACCAGCTACCCGGTACAACGGCTGATTTCCAGAACATGATGCAGATGCTGGTGCGTCAGGGGATCCCGGCAGAAAACATTCTGGGTGGTGTGGGTAAAGCGACAGCTTATCTTGCGGTACAACTGAAAAAAACACCGGAAGCGGCTGCTGAGTTTGCTGCAAAGATGCAGGATGCTACCGGAACGGCGTCAGAAGACATGATGGGGCTGTTCGACACTATCCAGAAGGCGTTTTATCTGGGCGTTGACGATACCAACATGTTGTCCTTCTTCACTAAAACCAGTTCTGTTCTGAAGATGGTGAACAAGGATGGTCTTCAGGCTGCACAGAGCCTTGCCCCCATCAGCGTCATGATGGATCAGATGGGGATGAACGGGGAGTCGGCAGGTAATGCCCTGCGAAAAGTTATCCAGTCCGGATTAAGCGTTAAGAAAATCAGGGACGTTAATAAAGTTATGGCCCGCCAGAAACTCGGGGTACAGCTCGATTTTACTGACGGCAAAGGAAGTTTTGGCGGTCTTGATAACATGTTCAGGCAACTGGCAAAGCTGCGAAAACTGACCGACGTTAAGCGAACCGGTGTACTTAAGGCAATATTTGGTGATGATGCCGAAACCCTTCAGGTGGTCAATGCACTAATCGATAAAGGAAAGGATGGCTACGATCAGATCCAGCAGAAGATGAATAAACAGGCCAGCCTGAATAAACGTGTTCAGGCACAGCTTGGTACGCTGTCCAACCTGTGGGAGGCAATGACAGGGACCGCAACTAACGGCCTTGCGGCTATTGGCGGCGCATTTTCTGGTGACGCTAAAAATATCACACAATGGCTGGGGGAGTTGGGGGAGAAATTCACGAAGTTTGCGGATGAAAATCCCCGGGTTATTCGCGGCGTCGTCGGGCTTGCTGCCGGTCTTGCGATTCTGAAACTGGGATTGATGGGCGTTGGCGGTGCCATCAGTATTGTCAGCAGGATTATGTCGATGACGCCGATTGGCATGATTGCGACGGCGATTGCTCTGGCTGCGGGATTAATTATCACTAACTGGGATGTTGTCGGACCTTATTTCAAGAAGCTCTGGGAAACCATTGGTCCTTATTTTGAGGCAGGTTGGGAACTTCTGAAGAAGGTTTTTGCCTGGTCGCCGCTGGGGATGGTGATCAATAACTGGGGACCGGTTGTTAAGTGGTTTCAGGATATGTGGGACAAGCTGAAGCCAATTATTGAGTGGTTTACCGACAGTTCCGGTGACACGGTCGATGCCATTAACTCTGCGCAGTGGGGCGCGGGTGCTTATGATGCTTATGGGACGGGAATACCGGCGCGGGGATACACACCTTATCCGGCGGTGGATCCGGCTCAGTCAAACAACGCCTCCGATGCCACAGGCTCGAATCCCTTCATGATTAACAAAGCTTCTGTGCCAAAAGTTGATGGTGAGATCAAGGTCTCTTTTGTGAATTCGCCTCCGGGTATGCGGGTTATGGAAACGCGATCCAGCGGTTTTGATGTCAGCCATGATGTTGGCTATACGCGGTTCAGGTAGTGTACAAAATGATTAATGTGTTTTTGTCTGGCATAATTTGGGTTTTCAGCTTTAAGTAGTTAATATAATCATTCCTTACAAATGATTGAAGGGATGATTATGCGTATCTTTGTTTTTTTTATATCTGCACTTTTATCTTTTAACTTGGCTGCGGAAGAGTGTAAGTTCAGCTTTAATGAGTCAGAATTAATCTCTTCTATAGGTATTGCACCAGTTAAGCAAGAGATAATAAAGGATGAAGGAATAACTAAGCGGCAATATGAATTCAGAAGAGAATTATCTTCTGAAGAAATGCTTAGTGATGACGCTGATGAAAAATATGAGCCGCAGTTTTATATATCTGTTTATAATCCATCATGCCCACAAAAGGTTATTGTTTGGTTTTTCAAAGACAATAAAAACACAATGGATTTAAGTAATGAGGTCCTTGCTGGTAGAGCGTTCAAGTATTTAACTGGTGTTAATGAAAGTATTTTTGAAAATAAAATGAAAAAGTTTTTAAAGGTACAGTCATTTGAATCTTTTGATGAAAGGACAGATTCTAAATTTATAAAGAGTGGTAATATTTATTCCATTGATGTTCAACTCAGATAGTAATTAAAAATATTAGGTTCCCGCCACATCTTCTGCGATGTAAATAACTGACAAAGCAGATTTGGCGGGTTTTTTGTATCCGGAGTTTATATGACGTGGAAAGACAGGCTTCAGGATGCGTCATTTCGCGGCGTACCGTTTAAGGTTGAAGAAGAAAGTGCGGGAACCGGTCGCCGTGTGGAAACACACGAATATCCGAACCGCGACAAGCCCTATACCGAAGATCTGGGAAAAGTCACTTTCCGCCCGTCCATCACAGCTTATGTGGTGGGAGATGACTGCTTTGACCAGCGCGATCGCCTGATTGAAGCGCTGAATAAACCCGGTCCCGGCACGCTTGTCCACCCGACATATGGTGAGCTGAAAGTCTGTGTTGACGGGGAAGTTCGGGTCAGCACATCGAAAAGTGAAGGGCGTATTGTCCGCTTTGACCTGAAGTTTGTCGAAGCAGGAGAACTCTCTTACCCCACATCAGGTGCGGCGACGGCGCAGACGCTGATGTCATCCTGTTCTGCACTGGATGACTGCATCAGTGACAGCTTCAGCGGTTTCAGTATCGATGGTGTGGCGGATTTCGTGCAGAACGACGTTATCGGTAATGCCAGCACAATGCTGGGGTATGTTTCTGATGCGATGAAAGTGGTGGATTCTGCCGTATCGGATGCCGCCAGGCTGTTACAGGGGGATATCTCGGTACTTCTGCCGCCGCCATCGTCAGGCAAAAATTTCGTTGAGCAGGTGCAGAAAATGTGGCGTACCGGGAAACGCCTTTATGGTAACGCCAGCGACCTGGTCACCATGATCAAAACGCTTTCCGGTGTCAGCCTCGGCAGCGATCTGCAACCGCGCGGCGTCTGGAAAACGGACAGTAAAACCACCGCCACGGCTACGCAGCAGCGTAACGTGGTTGCCAGCACCCTTCGTACGACCGCAATCAGCGAAGCGGCGTATGCCGTCACCCGATTGCCTGCGCCAACAACTTCCGCGGTGATGCAGAATTCCGCAGTGGGGCAGGCAACAACACCCGCGCAGAGCACTGGCTGGCCTTCCGTCACGCATCCGGCACTGAACAATGCACCGGCGGTGAAAAACACGGTTGACCTGCCGACGTGGGAAGAACTGACTGACATTCGCGACACACTGAATACGGCAATTGATAAGGAGTTGTCCCGTACAACCAGTGATGCGCTGTTTCTGGCGCTGCGCCGGGTGAAAGCAGATCTGAATGCGGATATCAACACGCGCCTTGAACAGTCTGCACGGATCATTCAGCGCACACCGGATGAGGTTTTACCCGCGCTGGTGCTGGCAGCGACCTGGTTTGATAACGCGGCGCGTGACGCGGACATTATCCGGCGTAATGCCATTACGCATCCCGGCTTTGTGCCGGTGATCCCTCTGAAGGTGCCAGTGCAATGAACGACAATGTCACGCTACGGGTAAATGGCCGGGAGTGGAATGGCTGGACATCGGTGCGCATCGGTGCCGGTATTGAACGGCTGGCGCGGGATTTCAGTGTGGAGATCACTCGCCAGTGGCCGGGTGATGAGGGTATCACCACGCTTCAGCCGCGCATTAAAAACGGTTCAAAAGTGGAGGTGCTGATTGGTGATGAGCTGGTGATCACCGGCTGGGTGGAGGCGACGCCCGTTCGTTACGATGCCCGTTCGGTCAGCACCGGTATTGCCGGACGCAGTCTGACCGCTGACCTGATTGATTGTGCAGCCGAACCGACACAGTTTAACGGACGATCACTGGTACAGATTGCGCAGGCGCTTGCTGCGCCTTTCGGCATTGAGGTGGTGAACAACGGTGCGCCGTCGGGTGTTATTCCTGACGTCCAGCCTGATCACGGTGAAACGGTGATTGAGGTAATCAACAAAATACTCGGTCAGCAGCAGGCACTGGCTTACGACGATCCGCACGGCAGGCTGGTGATTGGCGGTATTGGCTCAACGCGGGCACATACCGCGCTGGTACTCGGGGAAAACATCCTTTCCTGTGATACGGAGAAGAGTATCCGGGAGCGGTTTTCAGTTTACCAGGTGGCGGGGCAGCGTGCCGGAAACGACGATGATTTCGGAGAGGCCACCACCACCGCGCTGCGGGCCCGCACAGAGGACGCATTTATTGCCCGTTACCGTCCGATGTATATCAGGCAGACAGGGCAGGCCACGGGGGCAGGCTGTATTGCCCGTGCTGACTTTGAAGCCCGACAACGGGCGGCGCGGACGGATGAAACCACCTATGTGGTGCAGGGCTGGCGACAGGGTAACGGTACGCTGTGGCAGCCCAACCAGCGGGTGATTGTCTTCGATCCTGTCTGTGGTTTCGACAATACCGAACTGCTTGTCTCGGAAGTCACGTTTACTCAGGACCAGAACGGCACCCTGACGGAAATCCGTGTCGGCCCACCTGATGCTTATCTGCCTGAACCCGAAGCCCCCGGCGCGCGGAAAAAGAAAAAAGCCAGAGTACAGGAGGACCCGTTCTGATGAGGACGATTGAAGCCATGCAGCGACAACTCCTCGGCCTGATTGGGCGGGCAGTGGTGAAAAGCATCAGTGCCGCCACGAAATGTCAGACCGTGGATGTGTCCCTGATTGCCGGTGAACCCAAAGCCGGGGTTGAACATCTTGAACCCTACGGTTTTACCGCAAGGGCAAACAGCGGTGCGGAAGCGGTGGTGTTGTTTCCGGATGGCGACCGTTCTCATGCGGTGGTTGTTACGGTGTCGGACCGGCGCTACCGCCTGAAAGGGCTGCAGACGGGTGAGGTGGCTGTCTATGACGATCAGGGGCAGTCCGTGACGCTGACCCGGGAGGGGATCGTGGTGGACGGTGCAGGTAAAACGATCACGTTTCGCAATGCACCTGAAGCACGTTTTGAAATGGACCTGGAAGTGACAGGACAGGTGAAAGACCTGTGCGACTCCGGCGGCACTACCATGTCAGCGATGCGGCTTGCCTATAACGGGCATCGTCACAGAGAGAACGGTCAGGGCAGTAACACCGACAAACCTGATAAAGCGATGGAGGCATGATGGAACTGTGGCTGACGGTGAACGGTAAACGCACCTGCGCCAGCGCACCGCTGGATCCGCTGACCCGCGCTGTGGTGATTTCCCTGTTTACCTGGCGGCGGGCGGAGCCTGATGACAACGCCGACGTCCCGATGGGATGGTGGGGGGATACCTGGCCTGCGGTACAGAATGACCGTTACGGCTCCCGACTGTGGCTGCTTCAGCGCAGCAAACTGACCAATCAGCTGGTGCAGACGGTAAGGGGGTATATCCGCGAATGCCTGCAATGGATGATTGATGACGGCGTGGTGTCCCGTATTGATCTGGATATCCGCCGTACCGGGATTAATGAACTGGGTAACAGTATCACTCTCTGGCGTCGTGACGGACCGGTAATGATTTCTTTTGATGATCTGTGGAGTGCGATAACGCATGGCGGACAGTGAATTTCAGCGCCCGACGCTGGCAGAAAATATCAGTATGCTCCGTAACGATTTATTCGCCAGGCTGGACGTCAGCGACACGCTCCGGCGCATGGATGAAGACGTGCGGGCAAAGGTGTATGCGGCGGCGCTGCATACGGTCTACGGTTACATCGATTATCTGGCAATGAACATGCTGCCTGACCTGTGCGATGAGTCCTGGCTGGCGCGACATGCTGCGATGAAACGGTGTCCGCGCAAGGGGGCCACGGCTGCCAGCGGGTATATGCGCTGGGAAGGTGTCAGCGATGGCCTGAAGGTGACCGCCGGGAGTGTTATTCAGCGCGATGACCTGGTGCAGTACACGGCAACTGCCGATGCAACCAGCTCCGGTGGTGTCCTGCGCGTGCCGATCGCCTGCTCAAGTGCAGGCGCGGTCGGTAACGCTGACGACGGTACGTCATTAATCCTGGTCACGCCGGTGAATGGTCTGCCGTCTTCCGGCGTGGCAGATACACTGACAGGTGGATTTGATACTGAAGAGCTGGAAACGTGGCGCGCCCGCGTCATTGAGCGGTATTACTGGACGCCTCAGGGCGGGGCTGACGGGGACTATGTCGTCTGGGCTAAAGAAGTTCCCGGCATTGCCCGCGCATGGACATACCGACACTGGATGGGAACGGGGACTGTCGGTGTGATGATTGCCAGCAGCGACCTGATTAATCCCATTCCGGAAGAATCAACGGAAACGGCGGCAAGGCTGCATATCGAGCCACTGGCCCCGGTGGCAGGCTCTGATTTGTATGTGTTCAGGCCGGTGGCACATACGGTGGATTTTCATATCCGTGTGACGCCGGACACACCGGAAATACGGGCTGCCATCACCGCGGAGTTGCGTTCGTTCCTGCTGCGTGATGGTTATCCGCAGGGAGAACTGAAGGTGTCACGTATCAGTGAAGCGATTTCCGGTGCGAACGGGGAATACAGCCATCAGTTGCTTGCACCGGCGGACAATATCTCCATTGCGAAAAACGAACTGGCGGTACTGGGGACGATTTCATGGACGTGACAAACGATGATTACATCCGCCTGTTATCGGCACTGTTGCCGCCCGGTCCGGCGTGGTCAGCCAGCGATCCGGCGATTGCCGGTGCGGCACCGTCATTAACCCGTGTTCATCAGCGTGCGGATGCCCTGATGCGGGAGCTGGATCCGCGCACCACCACTGAACTGATAAACCGCTGGGAGCGTCTGTGCGGTCTGCCGGATGAATGTATTCCGGCAGGGACGCAGACCCTTAGACAGCGTCAGCAACGGCTGGATGCGAAGGTTAATCTGGCGGGCGGCATCAATGAGGATTTTTACCTTGCACAGCTTGCTGCCCTGGGCAGACCAGACGCCACCATCACGCGATACGACAAAAGCACGTTCACCTGCTCATCTGCCTGTACTGACGCGGTGAATGCGCCGGAATGGCGGTATTACTGGCAGGTCAACATGCCAGCCGCCACCAACACCACCTGGATGACATGTGGCGATCCCTGTGATTCCGCGCTGCGCTTCTGGGGGGACACCGTTGTCGAGTGTGTTCTTAACAAACTCTGCCCGTCGCATACCTATGTGATTTTTAAATATCCGGAGTAATCCATGCATCGTATAGACACGAAAACCGCGCAGAAGGATAAGTTCGGCGCGGGTAAGAACGGTTTTACCCGTGGTAACCCCCAGACCGGCACGCCTGCCACCGATCTGGATGATGACTACTTTGACATGTTGCAGGAGGAGCTTTGCAGCGTTGTGGAGGCATCCGGTGCCAGCCTGGAGAAGGGGCGGCATGACCAGCTGCTTACCGCGCTTCGTGCGCTGCTGTTAAGCCGCAAGAATCCGTTTGGCGATATCAAATCGGATGGCACGGTGAAAACAGCTCTCGAAAACCTTGGTTTGGGAGAAGCGGCGAAAAGGGATGTGGGCACAGGAGATAATCAGATACCGGATATGGGAGCATTCGCTTCTGGTTCGGGATGGTTCAGGCTACCAGGTGGATATATTGTTCAGTTTGGCACTTTTTCAGGAAACACGACCCGCTTTATCAGTGGACACTTCCCTATACCATTCCCTAATCAACCGCTTGTTTCAGTCAGTGTCATGTCTGATGCCGTTCAGTCAGAACCGTCGAATCCTGCACCGCTGGTTTTATCTGTAAATTTTGAACATATCAGTAATTCAGCGTGGCGTGTGGCAATCAGTGATATCTCTCAACAATACAGATTCAGTTATATTTCGATAGGACGGTAGAAATGCAGAAATATATTTTCAGTGCTGATAAAAATGCGTTTTTCCCTGTGGAGCTTAAAATTGCTTATCAGGAAGCGGGGAAATGGCCTGATGATGGAATCGAAATTGACGACACTGTTGCCGCCGAATTTATGAAGGAAGCACCAGAAGGAAAATACAGAGGTGTCATCGACGGAATGCCAGCATGGATTGATATTCCACCGCCAACTCATGAGGAACAAATTGCCGCAGCCGAACTGGAAAAGCAGCAATTGATTAATCAGGTCAACGAATACATAAACAGTAAGCAATGGCCTGGTAAAGCGGCGATTGGTCGCCTGAAAGGTGAGGAACTGGCGCAATATAATTTGTGGCTGGATTACCTGGACGCACTGGAACTGGTCGATACTTCCGGTGCGCCAGATATTGAATGGCCTACGCCTCCGGCAGTTCAGGCCAGATGACATCCGGCGCGGTGCTGGTATCTGTTGCCGTCACCGCGTCAATGTAATCCAGCACAGCGTTAAGTCGGGTGGTTTCTGCCTGCGTCAGCTTCCGCCCGGCCTGCAATTTCAGTTGAATCAGACTGATGGAAGCCATTGCAGTATCAATCAGTGACTGACGCTGTGCTTCTGCCGCGTCTACTGCGGCGCAATGCTGTGCCTCAGTATCGGTCACCCATTTCTCACCATCCCATTTATCGAATGGCGTTAACGGGGCGATAGTGGTTGTATTTTCAGGGTAATCACCCGGAGCTGTGATTTCTTTTGATTCTCCTGTTTCAGTGCTATATACCGTTTCACCACGGTGGTCTGGCACATATACCCATGAGTTAAAATCTGCAGAACGGCAGATTACATAACCAGCTTTATATGAGTCAGGAGCATCTAAACAGGAGCATGCCGGAATGCCGACACCCACAGCAAGATATTCAGTTGATGTGAAAATATATTCCCGTGTTTCACCATCATAGTTATATACGGTGATTTCTCCGTTGTTTATTGCGTAGCCGTCTTTCCCCAAAATAGCTTGTTCCATTTATGCAGTCCTCACAATGTAGTTAAATGCAATGTTGCGCGGGCGAGATTCATCACCACCGCTTGGCATCGATGTCAGCCCTGATGACGAACCAGTCCATCCATTGGCTGGACGGTTCATAAATCCTTCACCCGATGTGTAATATTTCTTCGCGTAGATAGATGTTGTTCCTGGCACGCCACCAGCAGTTCCCCCGACTGCGCCAACGTCATCATGAACGTGCGACAAGTTTTGACTGTTTTGATGTGAAAGCAGTGCGCGCCCACTATCGGCACCGCGCCCATCATCCCAGCCACGAATAAACTCACCACGTAAATCAGGCAATTTATTTGTCGGGTAAGCCTTTGCCAGTTCCGGGTATTCTTCAGGAGAAAAAGCCGCACCATTGCATTTCAGCCAGCCTGTTGGCGGAGTGGCTGAAGGCCACGGAACAGGCACACCAACGGGTAATGCCGAACCTTCTCCCAAACCAACCTTTCAAATATTTTTCTGAATCAGGTGATATTTCGCCTCTTCTCCTGTTTTTACAACAGGAGAAGCACTCATGATTTACGGGTATGTTCGTGTATCAACAAATCATCAGGATACAGAGTTGCAACGTCTTGCACTTGAGTCAGCTGGCTGTGAGCGAATTTATGAAGAATATGCCAGTGGCAGAACAGCTAATCGCCCTGTGTTAAAGGAATTAATTTCGGTGATGAAAAGTGGAGATGAGTTGATTGTCTGGAAGCTAGATCGGATAGGGAGAAATGTGCTACATGCGCTATTGATGTTTCAAAATCTGCACGAAAAAGGCGTTAATTTTCGGAGTATTACAGATGGTGTAGACCTGAAAACAGCAAGTGGTCGCTATAATTTCCGTAATATTCTTTCTGCTGCGCAGTATGAATCTGATTTGAATAGCGAGCGAACTTTAGCTGGTTTGGCTATTGCCAGATCCAAAGGCCGGATTGGTGGGCGTAGACCGAAGTTTAGCGACGAGCAGTGGCAACAGATGGGAGCGCTCATAGCGGCAGGGAAATCACGGCGTTATGTTGCACGTATCTATAACGTTGGGCTATCAACCCTATATAAACGATTTCCTGTTACTGGCATTCAAACGAAATAATTTAAAAGCAATTTAAAGAGTTATTTGTCTAATGTTGGAAGCCGCAGCCACGTCGTATGCAAGAACGTGCTGCGGCTGGCTGGCGAACTTTCGATAGTGCGAGTATTGAATGATTTCCAGCCGTTACCGATTTTACGTGTTAATTAGTGAACAAACCACTCGTCAGCAGATTCCCAGGTATCTTTCAGAGTCTCCTGAACAAAAGTTTTTGCAGAATCCTTATCTGCGGTGCGTGTAACAGAAAGGCCATCGTTGCTGGTGGCTTTTACGATCACCTCTACATCGTCATAACGTTTACTGATGCGTCGGGTTAATTCTTCCTTTAACGCATCCACAGCACCGGTTGGCATTTTAGTCATTTTTTCTTTGGCTATGCAGATTTCAATACGCATAAAAGTCCCTCTATACTGTGTTTGTATACAGTATTATTTTTAACTGTATGGATAAACAGTGTCAAGAGGTCTTATTTCTGCTCCTTTGGAGCTCTTCAAAACGATTATGTAAAGATTTCGGATACAGTTCGGTATATACCTGCCATAGCACGTTTAATGAACGATGCCCTGTGACCTGGGCGACTTCCTCAATACTAAAACCAGCCTCAAATAAGCGACTTGCCCCTTCTCTACGCAAATCATGGTATCGCAGATCCTTAATACCTAATTTGCTTCTTACCCTCTGAAATCCCGCAGTAACAGAAGTGCTGTTATATGGAAAAATGAATTCCGATTTTTTGGGCTGTCGTTGGACGATATCCCAGGCTTCCCCAAGCAAGGCTACTTTCATGTGGTTGCCTTCCTTTTTGCGTGGATCTTTCCTGTCTCTTACGAGTATAGATTTTTGTTCCTGGTCGAGATCTTCCCATCGTAACCGGCATACTTCTCCGATCCGCATACAGGACCACACAGAAAATTTGAGGATATCAACGAACGGAATTTTTGAGCATTTATGAGTAGATCGTTGTTGAAGGCCTTCAATGAGCATGTCCAGTTCATCAGATGCTGGTCTACGATTACGACGGTTTGATTTACCAATCAAACCAAGTTTAAGTAGATATGGGCGAGCGCTTTTCGCCGGGTTTGATGTGTAATTAATTCCGTATACAGGTTTGGCCGCATCCAGAACACTGCCAAGATAACTAACATCGTGGCTGACTGTTGCTGGACCTGCACCAGCGTTGTTTCTTAGCCTGCAATGTTCAATTACGTCATTTTCTGTCAGTTCAGATAGTTTGATCGCGGAGATGTCACTATCCATAAGCAGTTCCAGCACATATCTTTTAGTACGGCCTGCTTTACCTCCGGCATTTGGGTCATTTAAATATTTGTGTAGTAAGTCACGGACTGTAAGTCCGTCAACTGCATTTGATGATGGAATGCCATATAGATCTAATTCCATCACTTTCTGTGTTCCCCATGTTTTGGCATGAGCATGTTTAGGGAATGTTTTGCTTTCCCTGTAAGTGATAACACCTTTTTCTTTGATAATCACATTACAGCGATAGCGTGGTGTGCCATCGGATTTTAGTCGTTTCTCTATGTTATAGTACGCCATTACACGACCTCGTTATTTCGGGTTCCCATAAAACGTGGGAACCTGTGCGGGAACCTAACGCGAGAAAAATAGCCTGAAATGTTCAAAAATGCACGATAATCATGAAACACAAAAAATTAATCAAACCAGCGTGATGCCTGAAAAAACTGGTGTTTACTGGAATTCTCGGTTTAGCATTGCTCCTATGCTCGACTGGACGGACAGACATTGCCGCTATTTCTTGCGTCTGCTTTCCCGCAGTACGTTGCTTTATACCGAAATGGTGACCACAGGGGCGATTATTCACGGTAAAGGTGATTATCTGGCGTACAGTGAAGAAGAACATCCGGTAGCGTTGCAACTAGGCGGTAGCGATCCGGCGGCGCTGGCGCAGTGTGCAAAGCTGGCAGAAGCGCGCGGATATGATGAGATCAACCTGAATGTCGGCTGCCCGTCTGACCGGGTGCAGAACGGCATGTTTGGTGCGTGTCTGATGGGTAATGCGCAGCTGGTTGCCGACTGCGTGAAAGCGATGCGCGATGTGGTGTCGATTCCGGTGACGGTGAAAACGCGTATTGGCATCGACGACCAGGACAGCTATGAATTTCTCTGCGATTTCATCAATACCGTTTCCGGCAAAGGCGAGTGTGAGATGTTCATCATCCACGCACGTAAAGCCTGGCTTTCGGGGTTAAGCCCGAAAGAAAACCGTGAAATCCCGCCGCTCGATTATCCGCGTGTGTATCAACTGAAGCGTGACTTTCCGCATCTGACAATGTCGATTAACGGTGGTATCAAGTCGCTGGAAGAGGCCAAAGCACACCTGCAACATATGGATGGCGTGATGGTCGGGCGCGAGGCGTATCAGAATCCGGGTATTCTGGCGGCGGTAGACCGGGAGATCTTTGGTTCCTCGGATACCGATGCCGATCCGGTGGCGGTAGTGCGCGCCATGTATCCGTACATTGAGCGTGAACTCAGCCAGGGGACGTATCTCGGCCATATTACCCGGCATATGCTGGGTTTGTTCCAGGGTATTCCTGGCGCGCGGCAGTGGCGGCGTTATTTAAGTGAAAATGCCCATAAAGCGGGTGCTGACATTAACGTGCTGGAACACGCGCTCAAACTGGTGGCGGATAAGCGTTAACTTTTCACCAAAAAGTAGTCAAATTCACCACGCCCTGCGCACCGTCGCGGGGCGTTTTGCTGTTAAATCAATAGATTATTTTTGGCATGATTCTTGTAATGCCAGCAAGAGATTTCATATTTGGGAGAGCATCATGCTGGAACTACTTTTTGTGATTGGCTTTTTTGTCATGCTGATGGTCACCGGCGTTTCGTTGCTGGGCATTATCGCCGCGCTGGTTGTGGCGACGGCCATTATGTTCCTCGGCGGTATGCTGGCATTGATGATTAAGTTGCTGCCGTGGTTACTACTGGCGATTGCGGTGGTGTGGGTTATTAAGGCGATTAAAGCACCAAAAATGCCGAAATATCAGCGTTATGACCGCTGGCGTTACTAA